CGATAAGCGAACGGGTGGCAATTAGTGAGCCACTGAGGATGCTGTCATTGTCAATGGTCACCCCATTAAAAATAAACTCGTGCTTATAGTACAGTCCTGGTCCGTAATAAGACATAAGCCACCCCCCTAGTATTCTATCAATGTCAACTGTATAGGCTGGTAATATAGCACACCATCCAATACAGTCTTGAAATTATAAGTTATATCAGGGATGTAAAATGTCCCCGTAGTATAGCCATTAGCTTCCGGGTCAAAGTACTTGACATGTACCTTTCTCTCACTTACTATCCCATAGTTTAATGCCCTTGTGATTATACCTCTGAGAGATGTAAGCTGACTTGCAGTGAGTATGGTAGTGGTAAGGCTTATTTTAGTCCTATAATGTGGTAGGACGGTTCTCTTAAGCACACCATTACCGTTAACATAGCTGTCAAGGTCTGTCCGCTGGTGTGGTGTAATGTCCACACTGTCCGCTTGTATCCAGTCCATGTTGATACTCTCATAAGTACCACTTGCGGTAGCCAGCGCCACCATGCCGATACTTGCATTATATGCCATATACCACACCACCTCTCCTTGCTTGCTTATTCTCTTCCTGCTTCACTATCCTATATAGGCCATTATTAGACACACCCTCAAGCGTGATATTCTCTCTGCTTTCAAGCTGTCCAATAGCCACACATAAGCGTTCTATTACTGGCACAAGGGCTTGAGCCGTTACCGTGCCACTCTTTGCCACCGCTCCGCTGACTATCTCTGCGAGCTTATCCTCAGGGGCTACAACCTCACCCTGGTGCCTATTATCACCGATAACCGCAAGCTGAGGGGTGTTAGCCTTGACATATCCGCCCTTGGCAAGCTTAGGTAATCTCGCCTTGATATTTACTCCAGGCACCTTATTGAGAGTCTCAATGCCGGAGTTAATCTTGCTTGCAATAACATTCCAAGCCTTTTTGAATGGCGCCGTAAACTTGTCATTGAATATAGCACTTATGGTCTTGTCCTTAATCTTATCAAACATAGCCTTGACATTCTTAAGTCTATTAACAAAGGTGTCAATAAGGCTTAATACCTTGCTTGGAAGATTCACTCCGAGCTTAACAACCTTATCCTTAAGAGCCGATAACTTATCCTTAATGCCTGCAATCTTATCTGCTGCCTTCTCCTTGATATTAACGCCAATACTAACGGCTTTATCCTTGATGCCCGCAAGCTTCTCTTTAATGTTCTTAACAGCATCAAGCGCGCCTTCCTTAGCCTTAATACCAATACTTATAGCCTTGTCCTTTAGACCAGCCACAAAGTTCATAAGTTCCTTTAACTTTTCTGCAATAACGGCCTTAACGGTAAAGGACAGACCGCCCTTGAGGGCTGTTATAAGCGTAGTGAGAGGCAGAAGTATCATAGATTTTAGGGTTTTACCCACACCGGTAAAGGTAGTTTTTAAGCCCTCCCAGGTCTTTTTGATATCACCCGTAGCGATACCCTCAATAACATCAATAAGACCGCTGAATGTCTTACTTAAGCCGGATATGATACCAGCCATATTGCTAAAGGTTTTAATAACAACGGTAAGAGCGGTCTTAAGCTGATTACCAAAAAGTCTAATAATAAATGTGAGTATAGGCTTAAGCCTATCACCTAATGCACTAACTAGCGCCATAACCACCGGCGAAAGCTTGCCTATAAGCTCCCTAAAATCTTTCATGGCAGGCTTAACCTTCTTGGTATAAACCTCTGACAAATCCTTTGAAAACGCATTCCAGACGGGTATTACATACTTGTTATATGCAGTAAGCATAGTCTCAAAGAGATCTGATACTGTGTCCCCGATAGTGTCAAGTATCGGCTTGATGTCATTATCATATATATCGTTGATACCATCCCATGCATCCGCTACAGCTGTGGAAAGAGTACCAAATATCTTGGCAGCAGGCTTGAGCGTGTTCTGTATGGTAGTTTTAATTTTGTTTTTATTTTGGGTAATAGGCTTGGTAAGATTAAGCACTACGTCCCTACCGAGCTTGGCCACTAGCTTGGTCACGCCCATATAAGAGTCGGCAAATATCTTAATAATGGATGCTGTAATGCTCTTGGCATCCTCGCTCCTGAATACACTAATGATATCAGCAAGGACGGCATGGAAACGCCCCACAATAAGAGCTGTCTGTCCCTGGACATTTAGCATCTCAACAAGGTAGCTCTTGATGCGGTTCTTATTGGTATCTAAATACTTAGATATGCCACCAAGTAGATTGTCCGCTACCGTAGCACCGATACTAGCCATAGCACCAACACTCATACCAAAGGCCTTGGCTACTCGACCCATAAACACACCAACCGCCGCTTTAACCTCTTTGGCGGTAGCTATCTCCTTAACACTATTCCAGATGCTTGCAAGCTCCTTCTTAATGCTTGATAACACAGATGTGTCACCAAAGCCGATCTTAAAACCGGTCAGAAACTGATTCTTAAGCGCATCCCACAGCTTCTTAAGGTTGTTCAATGCCTTGTCAAGCTTGTCTATGTGGCTTGTATCAACCTTTGGAGTGATAGGCGTACTTTCGCCGGATGTACTTGCTACAGGTCCGCTACTGTCACCGGTTCCGCTCGTTCCGCTTGTGCCTGCGGATGATGATGATAGGTTGTTTAATTCATCAAATCCAGCAAGACCAAGCATCTTTTTAGCCGTCTTAGTGGCTTCCTTGCCTGCATCCTTAATGCTACCGCTTAGGCTCTCTGCATTGTCTGACGCGTCAGTAAGGCTTGATGCCGTATCCTTAACGCCGGTCGATAGGTCATTATCCTGACCGGTCAATGCACTAACCACGCCTGTCCAAGTCTCTGTCAGTTTGACCAAGCGCCCTATTAACTTATTAATCACAGTGAGTGCCGGACTTAATGCGTCAATGAGTAACTTACCAACGTTAGCCTTTAAGCTCTCCATCTGTAAGCTTAACACCCTAGTCTGATTAGCCCACGAGTTCTGCGTTCTGGCAAAGTCCCCACTTGCATTTCTCAACTGATTCTGGACGAAGGAAAGCCTTAGTGCCACCTTCTCCTGCTCTGTCATTTTGGCTGTAGTCTTGCCATAGCCCTGAGCCAGTGCATACTGGTCAAGGGCATTCTGTGTCATAACTACACCAAGGTCCTTAAGGCTCTCGGTCTCGCCTGTAAACACTGATTTAAGCTTGGTGTAAGCTTCATCCTGAGTAATATTGTAGAAGGATGCCACATCACCTGTTAAGCCCGTCAGGGTCTTTGACATTTCAGACGCTTCCTTAGTGCTAAAACCAAAGGCCGTAGACATTGAGCCGAATGTACCTAAATACCGTTTGGCCATAGTCTCAGACAGACCAAAGCCCGCAGCCGCCTTTTTTGCAAAATTGTTAACATCTCGGCTTATGGTACCCTTAGAACCAAAGGCCACATCCACCACATTCTGCACTTCTGCAAGGTCTGAGCCTAATTTGAGGCAAGACTTGCCAAAATCAACTAAGCCTTTAACCGCAAACATGCCTAGTAGGGCTTTGCCTACACCCTTAGAGAGTGAGGATATACTCGACTGTGTGCCCTTGTTTACCTGCTTAAGCTCTCGGTCATAATTTGAGTGATCCAGCTCTAGGTCTAATGATATAGAGCCCACACTATCTGCCATAGTTCCACCTCCTACTTAAACGCTCCCACAAGCTGAGATAAAAATAAATCTCTTTCCTCTTCTGTGGCCTGATTGCTTGGTCTTAACCTCCATGCACTACGCATTCTCTTCTGTTCAGGAGTGAACGCCCTAATAACCTCGGGGTCCTCTTCTAATCTAATAGACACCACTCTGCCTAGTGGTGTATCGGGGTTAAGCCCAGAGAGTAAGGCCTTAAATTCTATCCATCTCATTCCCTCTATGTCAGTAGAATATAATCTAATACCATACTGGCTTAGGAAGGATGAAGCTATAAGGTCAAAGTCATTAATCAGGTCATAGCCTGGATCAGATGTCGCTCCCACTGTCCTCGTCATCATCCCCGCCCTTCATCAGTGAGATGGCGGCCTTGATAACGGTCATATAATCGCTGAAATTGAGATTTAATTTATCAAGCTTGGCAAGGCTTGTTTTATCGAAAATGATACCCGGAGCCTGCCTAATCATTTCTGTTTCACTGTTCTTCTCTAAGATGTCCATAAGCTCAAGCATGCTCTTGGTATCGTCATTAATTGTCAATTTAGTATCTTTAATCTTAATCTGTGGCTTATCCGTAAAGTTAAGCCTCTCGGTCAAATCAATAGTCATAAAAATTCCTCCTACAAAAACAACCGCCCCACACTATGTGCAGGACGGCCATTATAAAAATTTGCAAATTTTACATCACAACGGCTTATGCCGGTGTGTATGTAGGCTTACCGTTGCTGAGCACCTCAAACTCCAAAGGGGCTACAGCTGTACTGTCACCACCGCCATTATTAGTTACAGAAATAACGGCATCTGTGAACAGAAGAGAAGCGCCGTCAGGTAATGTCCATAAGAAATTAGCCTCAACATCCCTACTAGAGAGGAATGAAAGACCAGCAATAAAATCATTACCAGCATCTCCAATATTACGCTTAGCACTAACAGAAATGGAAATGGACTTTGCGGTCTGTAATCTGCGCACCCATCCATCAGTAGTGAATGGTGTCCACTCCTCCACTCCATTATCTATCGAAACTGAGAAGCTCTCACAGTCTGCGATTGGTGACATAGTACTTGCACCAGTCTCACTTGCACCAGTCTCAACAGTAAAAGCGTTCTCATAGCATGGAAAAACTCCACTTGATACTGCCATATTTACCTCCTAATCTCCCAGATTACTCTGGGTCAATCGAATAATAACAAATAGCGTCTATAACATACTCATATATCCCATCATCCGAAGGACCGACGTCCTGAGGTGTGGGAACTAAGAGTTTAAAAAACTTAATCTCATCCTCATTGATGCTTACATCCCTTGCACTAATAAGCGCATTGAACAGAGATGTGGCAGCCACCTGCCCTTGTCTAGGGTACTTATTCCAGTGGATTAAAAATTTGACGGGCAGTATGCCATATTTACTCTGCTTGCCTACTGCAATAATTGGGTCACCGGAACGAGATAGGGAATACACGCCAATGCTCTCCTTCTCGCTTGCCGGCAGGGTTGACATGTATACATGCTCTGTTAACCCTAACCCATATACCCAGTCTGTGATATCTGCTAATGTCATATGCCCGCCTCCTCTTTATAAAACTTTGAGAATGAATGCCTGCTAAAATCTTTCCGCTCTCCTGATATCCAAGGTTCGTACCAATTACCACGCGCGTTGGGGTTTTCGACTTGATTGAATGTATACTCTGGGTGGTAGTATAACCGCCTAGCGTACGGGGTTGTACTTACAATACGCGCTTGGCCCTTGTTTACGTCGCTCAAATCAACAGAAGTGTTGGAATTTTGCAAGTTACCTGTATCGAAAGGGATAACCTGGCTCTGCACCACGTCTGTGTGCACCGCCTCAGCTGTCTTTGCAAGGGCTGTAGCTTGTGCACGAGTTAATTGTTTTAATTTGGTCGTATTCCAGTTAATTGAATATCCCATAATACACCTCCATTACACAACGTCTAAGCATGTGTAATTAACTGTGCCGTCTGCATTCCTCGCCTTGCACCCTTTTAATATCCGGCGTTCCCTTCCGCCTATTGTAATGGTGCCCCCCGATATGATATCCACATCAGGAAGGATGTCCCCATTGAAATATGCCCTACCGGATATTACTATGAACTTCTGTTCGTCTGTAAGGACTCGGTGCGCCTTCTCTTGCCAATTACAGAGTCCCGAGTACGTTGCACCTTCTTCGGGCTCGCCATAACGGTTAAGCCCTTCGCCCTCCAACTCTATGGTACAAGCAGTCTTGCAGACGCTTAGCGGAACTAATGAGGGGTAAGTCATTAGACACACCCCCTAAATCTCAACCCCGTCTTGTCAAGCTCGGTGAGTGCTTGATTAGGCACGCACACACCATCAATATAGCTTATATTGCCACTACCGTCACCGAAGCTCATACTCACACCATTGATAGAGTAAGATTTAAGCACCTGCGCCACAAAGTCAGCGTTGTCGTGATAGAAGTCCGCTATCTGGCAGCAGGCTTTCTGTACACGTTCCTGCTGGTATGTGGTTAGGTTGCCAAAAGTTATTTTGACAATACGGTTGAAGGTCAATGTGTCCACTATATCTGAGGCTCTCTCCAAGAGAGGGGTGGCAGTGGCCTCATCAAGGCCACCACCGTATGAGTCAGAATAATATGTATAAGTGGCGTACATAGGCACACCTCCTTATTTCTTCTTTGCTTTGGCCGGAGCCTTTTTAGCTTCGCCCTTCTCTGCTGGTGTAGGCTCTGCCGCCTTCTCAGCCTTAGGCTTGCTCTTAGGCTCTACCCATCCAATTACTGTACCCATCTAAGCCACCTCCTAGGCGATTGCTGTAGTATCACGAGAAACAAAGATACCGTCTGTCTTGTTTTCGTATACGTGGCTATATAAGTTATAGTTTCTGTATGCGAATACATGACTATCTCCGTTCTGATCCTGATCCGGAGTGAAGTACTTAAGGAACTGCTCCAAAGCTGATACTACCGCAGATTTCTCAACTACAAGGTAGTTAACTGGATAAGCACCTGATGTTGGAGTAAATCCATAAGATGTTGCACCACTTGCCAGGGTAACGGCTGTATACATACGAGTAGCAGGTACCTCAATGATATTAGAGAACCTATCAAGAACCGCCTTTGACTTAATTGTATCCAAATCGTCAACAGCACCAATCAAATCAGGCCTAATGAACAAGATACGGCTATCAGTAGGTACCTCAGCATTATCCATGTCTGATGTTACCGACCTTAAGCTGCTG